GTCCCGGTCGCCTAGCCAGATGCCCTTGCCCAGGGGACCCGCTCAAGCTCCGGCCGCCATCCTTGGCCGCGCCACCAGTGGTGTCCGCACGGCTGATGCTCGATCGCTGGCCCAAGTGCCCAGTGGTGCCACGGCTCATCCGCCCAGTAGCCCATGTCGATCGGTTCGCAGACCGCGTTGGTGATGAGCTGCCCGCACCTGCCGTCGTCGATGGGAGCATTGCAGCGATACCGCGGGCCGAGAATCGTTGTCATGCGAGGAGTGTAGCTGACGTGGCCGCCCCCACCATCCGCCAGATCCTCACCGCGATCGAAACGCAGCTGCGAACCATCCCCGGACTCAGAGTCGCCGACTACGCCCCCGGCCAGATCCAACCACCCCAGGCACTCGTCCTCACCCCACCCATCCCCCAATACCTCGTCGGCTACGGCGACCGCAGACCCATCCTCGAAATCCCCGTCACCGTCCTCGTCTCCGACGCGCTCGACCGGGTCGGCCAGCTCGCCCTCGCCGACTACGCCGACCCCGACTCGCCCACCTCCATCCCCAAGACGATCGCCGCCAACCCCACCCTCGGCGGCGTCGTCGGCCAATGCCAGGTCACCTCGTTCGAACCGCTCGGCTACGAGGAGGTCGGCGCGCTCGGCTACTACGGTGGAAAGTTCACGCTGCGCATCACCACATAGCACTCAAGCGGCCCAGCACTCTCAAGGAGGTCCGGCGTGCCGCCAACCGCAATCACTCCATCAGTCCGGTTCTTTCGGCCGGGCACCACCAAGGTGTACTGGGTCACCACCATCGTCACCTACACCGCTCCCACCCGCACCGAAATCAACCTCGGTAAGGATATTTCAGGCGAAATCTCGGAGATCAACGGGTTCACCGTCAACAGCGATCAGGTCCCCACGCCGGACCTCTCCGGGCGTTTTGTGCCATCCGTTGTAGGTCGGATCACCCCGGAAGCCAGCTCGATCAACTTCTACAGCTCCTCCACCGGATTCACCGACGCGCGCAGCGTCATGCCAAGGGACACCACCGGTTTTCTGATCTTCATGGACGGCGGAGACATCAGTACGACTGGGCGAATGGATGTTGCGCCATGTACGGTCGGCAGCGTTTCGAAGAACCGCGGGCTTGACGACCCGGCAACCGTCACCATCTCCTACGTGATCACCCGTGACATCGCCACTGATGTCGTCATCCCGGCGTAGCCCCTGACCTGCTAAAATGGCAAGTGAACGGCCCCGCAGCGGTAGGACGCCCGGGGCCCGGCCGACACCTGATGAGGAGGCGTCGACATGGAAGAGCGTACCTGCTCGGTCGATGGTTGTGGCCGACCACCCCGCGCAAAAGCGCAAGGCATGTGCAACATGCACAACCTGAGAGTGCGCCAGTACGGAGATCCTGGCCCCGCAGAGTCGCATGTTCAGCGCCGTTCGGCTGTCTGCACGATCCCCGGTTGTGGGCGCCCACATGAAGCACGCGGGTGGTGTGCCACGCATTACATCCGGTGGAGGCAGCACGGCGATCCGCTTGTGGATGTGCCTGTGCGAGCTTGGCGTGAGTACAAGAAGAAAGGTCGGCTCTGTAACATCCCAGGTTGTGAGCAGCCGCATGCCGCACGGGGTTGGTGCGATGTCCATTACAAGCGATGGAAGGCTCATGGCGACCCGACCGCATTACTCCAAGCCGCGCCCCGGCAGGCGGATCACTACACAACAAAGGGCTACCACATCATCTACGCCAACGGGCGGGCGGTGCAGGAGCACCGCCATGTGATGGAACAACATCTCGGTCGGCCGCTATTGCCCAACGAGAACGTCCATCACCGCGACGGCAACAAGGCCCGGAACGACATCGGCAATCTTGAGCTATGGATCACGCATCAGCCATCCGGCCAGCGGGTCGCCGACCTAGTGGCGTTCGTGGTGGAGCGGTATGCGGAGCAGGTGGCGCGGATGCTCCGTGAGCAGCGCCGGGGCGCCAGGCCGACGGAGCATCCGACTCTCTGGTAGTGGCTACTGGCCGACGGTGCGGCAGGTGGCGCTCATGCTCTTGGCTGCGGCGATATAGGCATCGGTGTCTCCGGTAGTGATCGCGGCGAGCATGCGCTGTGTCGAGAGTCGGATCTTGGGGATGTCGGACCGCTGGCCGGTGTCGTAGAACTGCTTGGTCTTTTCGCGGATCTCGCTGTCGGTGAGCAGGCCGTTACCGATGTCGCCCATGACGTTGCGGAAGTGCCCGCAGGACAGCTGCGTCGAGGCGTCCGCCTCCGGCTGGGGCGCGGCGGTGGTTGCTGGAGTCTCAACCTGGATGGCCGCGCTGGTCACCTCGGGGGTCTGCGTCGCCGTGCTGGTGTCGCTGGTGTCGTCCCCGTTGGTGGCGATGACACCCCAGACCACAAAGATGGCGAGCGCGATGCCGATCCAGCCGATGATGGGGATGCGACGCTTGCGCTTCGGCGGTGGTGGGGTGGTGGGCGGGCCCCATCCTGGGGTCTGCGTAGACTGACTCATGTCGGTCCCTCCTTGGGGGATCGGCCGGGCCCCGGGCGTTCGCATCGCTGCGGGGCCGCCCCATGTGGGGCATCGCCGAGTATGCGCTTCCGCGCAACCCGCGCATAGACCACAGGTCCCGTTCGATGCGGGACCGTTACCCCGTGCAAGGAGCTATGGATGGCGCAGGTCGAGATCCGCTCCAATGACCTGAAGCAGCTCGGCAAGGACTTCCGCCAGGCGTCCAACGGCAAGGAGCTCCGCCAGGCGTTCAACCGGCAGGTCGGCGCGGTGCTCCGCCCGATCGTCGGCCAGGTTCGCGCCGCGTACCGGGCCGCCCCGTCCGGTGGTCACGGCTCGGCGAGCAAGGCCCGGCAGGGCCAGCCGGACCTGCGTGGGCTGCTGGCGAAGGCGACCGGGATGCAGGTCCGCACCTCCGGGCGGCAGGCGGGTGTCCGGATCGCGGTCCGCGGAAAGAAAATGCCGTCTGGAATGCGGTCGCTGCCCCGGTACTGGGAGGGCGAGGCCACCACCGCCGGGCGGGGCCGCTGGCGACACCCGGTATTCAAGGACCGCACGATCTGGGTGCAGCAGCCGTCGCGGCGGACGTTTGAGCCGGTCGTCGCCCCGCATCTGCCGCAGGTGACCGCGGCGGTCAACAAGGCCCGTGACGAGGTCGCCGCCAAGCTCGAGCGGGGCCGGCTGTGAGCGCCGGGCGGCGGATCCTTGACCCTCGTCGGCTTACCTTCGGGGATCTGCGCCGCCTCCGCGAGGCGCTCGCCGACCATCCGGTCCTGAAAGACGAGGACGGCAACTCCCGAGACGTCGCCGACATGCTCGAAACCCGCGACTTTGCCCTGGTCGGGACCCTGTGTGTCCTGGCGGACCGCTTGCGGACCGACCCGGATTTCACGTGGGAGCAGGCCGAGGAGGTTGAGCTCGGCGACGTCGAACCCGACGACGACGAGGATGTGGCGGAGCGGGAGCCGGACCCTCCGACCGGCCCAGGTGGCTCGCCTGGGCCCGGGCCCGCCACGCTGCCGGCAAGGCGCTCGAGGCGGAAGCCGAGCGGCGCCGCGGCGAAGTCGAGTTCTGCGCCTTCTACGACCTCACCCGATCCGAGTTCGAGCTGATGACGTTGGGACGGGTGAGCGCCTGGTCCCGGTTCATGCGCCGCCGGCTCGGCATCAAGGACCCTACCGTCGCCGGCGACGGCGAGCAGATGGAGGACGGCTGAGATGGGCGGCAGAGCGGTCGTCTTCGATTTCGTCGCCCGCGACAAGAACTACTCGGGTGGGCTGCGGCGGATGGAGCAGCGCACCACCTCGTTCGCCGGCACGGTCGGCAAGATCGCGCTCAGGTTGGCCGGCCCCGCCGCGCTGGGGGCGGTTGGGCTGGCCGCGCTCAAGATGGGCGACACGATCGACGACGCGACCGACACGATCCGGATCAAGACCGGCGCGACCGGCAAGACGCTGAAAGGGTTGGAGCAAGACTTCAAAGCGGTCTACGCGAAGGTCCCCGACGATGCCGCTGCGGCGGCCACCGCGATCGGGGACCTGAACGTCCGCACCGGCCAGACCGGCAAGGGACTTCAGGCGCTGGCCAAGCAGGAATTGAACCTGTCGCGGATCACCAAGACCGACCTCGGCGAGAACGTCGCCGCGTCCACGCGGCTGTTCCGGGACTGGAGCATTCCGACCGGCAAGCAGGCCAGCACGTTGGACGAGATGTTCCGCGCCAGCCAGGCGACCGGCATCGGGATCACCGACCTGATGACCAAGGTTGTCCAGTTCGGCTCACCGTTGCGGCAGCTCGGCTTCTCCCTGGACCAGACCACCGCGCTGTTCGGGGAGTTCGAGCGTGCTGGTGTGGTCACCGAGACGGTGCTGCCTGGCTTGAAGATGGCGTTGAAGAACTACGCGCTGGCCCACAAGGACCCCCAGAAGGCACTTATCGAGACGATCAGGCGGATCAAGGAATCGGGCACCACCGCTGAGGCGAACACGATCGCGTTCAAGACCTTCGG